GCTCAGAGCAGACGGGAGGGAGGGAGGTATGCCCCCTCTCATCCGCTCCGGTACGCTCGCCAATCTCGCGACTGTGGCAACACTCTATTGCCTAACACTTTCGGCTCCGCTTTCTCTTTGTTCTTGAACAGCTTGTCCGACTTCTGCCGGTTACAAGTCCAATGCGCCAGCTGCAAGTTATCAATGTCAGACGGATGGCCTCCTTTGTTTACGGGGATAATGTGATCAATGCAAGGTGCCAGGGGATCTCCTTGTGTAAGTGTCAGGTCAACCGGCTTACCGCATATACCGCAGATGTTTTGTGTTGATAGGATCCGCTTCTTATTCTTCTCGTAGGCCTGCCGGTGTGCGCCATATTTGTCAGGTCTAATATTTGCCATGCCACCACCTCCAAAACGGACACACGCCCATCCAGTACCATCGGCAGTTGCGGCAATGCTCTCTCATACTGTCTGCATCAGCTCCATGCCGAATTGATTAGACTCAAGCCATACTCTGTTTGGTGAGATTGGCAACGGCTTATATGATGCTTGCATTGGATAACCGCCATAGTCGAGCCATGCCGTACAGATCATGATTGCGTACTTCCTCTGCACCATGACGCCTTGCCTGTGTAAGCACTCTAGCCTTGCAGCAGGAGCGACGGCCGGCTTATGTGAATGACCCATGACAACAAGATCAGCACCGGAGGCGATTGCGAATTGATCAGCCCTGTTTAGTCCTGCACCGATCAGCTGTCCGCCTGATGTGCCGTGAGAGACACAGATGCAATAGTTCGGAGGCCGTACGCAGTTGCTTGTGCGTTGTCCGATCTTGAGCGATAGGAACACCATGTTCTCTCGATACAGTTCCCAGATGTCGAGTCGTTCCGCTATCAGTTCAGCCGGATCAGTGTCTGTGTCTTTTGTTGATCTGCGTTCATGATTGCCAGCCACCATGCAGAGTATACGGTCGCGTATCGGCAACAATAGTTCTGCTGCATATTCTCTTTGTTCTCGCGGTGACATGGTAGCCTCATACGGTCCGGTAACAGAGTTCTTTGTGCCGTTATCGATGATGTCGCCCACAATCACACAGTAGCGATTATCTTCTTTCAGAATTGATTGCGTGAACTTTTTAAACTCATTCTCGTTGAACTCTTTACTGCCGACGTGCAAGTCTGACAGTCCGTAGATGAACGCGCCATCTGGATGGCTTATTTCCTTTTTGATCATTTTGATGATCGTCATTCTATTCCTCCATTTCAGCGCAACAAAAGAGCGGCCACCCCCGAAGGAGTGACCGCTCATACTTCTGCATACTACCAGTATAAATGAAACTTATTGAAAGAACTTGAAATGAAAAGTTGAAATTTCCTGAAATCACTTATTTGATTGAGCCGCCATTTTTGCTATTGCCTGATCATGGATAAGCATCAGATTTCTTTCGGTGTATGCAACGTCGTGAAGCTCTCTGATTTCAAACATAACCTGAACCCATGACATTCTTTTGTGATATCGGGCAATTATAACATCTCGCTCTATTCCGTCAATTGTTTCCAATAAGGCAAAGACTTTCCCTTTTATTTCTGCCCCTTTGTCTATTTGCTTACACAGCTCTTCAGCCTCTTCTTCTCTTGCTTCAATATATTTTTGCAGAGCGGGAACTTCTTGATATGCTTTAACAGGATCGCGCTTTAAATACGAAGTTTGTTTCCAACAGATAGACATCAACTTGTCTTTTTGCTGTTCAATTTTGTGACTCTGTTTTTTATACTGGTCAAACAACTCAAGCACTTCGTCGTAGCCAGGCACCCAAATGCGCGTCATTCATCGTCACCGAATCCGTCTGCTTCGTCAAGCGCGTCCAGTAACTTGTCTAGATCGTCAACGCCGTTGTTTCGCCGGCAAAACGCATCGGCCGCTTTTTCGTCCACACAGTCCCTCACGCAGTCAACAATCTCTCGCGCATGATTCTTGACGTACACAATAAACGCTGCATCGCCGCTGTTTAAAACATCGCAATTGTCCCACTTGTCGCTCAATGTTTTTATGCGAATCCGCGAGCCGTTTAGCCTCCACTCGCTTTCCGTCGTATCGTTCAGTAGCTCTTCCAACAGATCGATGTCAAAATCCATGCAAACCTCCATCATCCTACAATAACCCTTGAGAAAAAAACAATCCCTGCCACAAGTGCAAGGACGATACAGATGATTACCAGTGCCGCGATTATGTTGCCGAGAAACTTATTCATCAGATGCCTCAATCAGCCGGTCAAGATACCACCTGGCCTTGCGCAAGTCCTCTAGCCCGTTCTTGCGTTTCCACCGCCACAGATACTTGATGCACTGTGCCGTACAGACCGCCTCCATGCCTGTCAGACCCGTCACAGCCGCCTCGATTGCGTCTATGCACTCGACCTTGCCCTGCGTGTAATGTGCCGGATGCGTCACGTTATCCATACGCTCACCCTCCTGCGATTGTTTGTGCGAAAAACAAAATCGCCGCCACCAAACCAGTGATGACAGCGACCAGTATCAATGCCGCTATAAAATGGCCAATTAGCTCATTAATCATGTTTCCTCCCCTTTTTCCTGATCGCAAAGCCCCATCCCTGCTTGCGCCAGCGGTACACCATCTGCCGCATACTGACAGCGTCTGCGTAGCCGTACACCATCGCCATGCGCTCAGTGTCTTTTCCTGCGTTCCAGTCGTGCATGATCATTGGTATGTTCGGCTGTTTTCGTGCGCCCCGTGACCGTGTGACGCCGCCATGATTAAGTACGTACCTGCGTATGGTCATGTGGTTGCAGTAGTGTGATTCGGCCAGTTCTTGCAGCGTTGCGCCCTGTGCGTACTCGGCACAGACCTGTGCGGCCTCCGCGTCAGTAAAGATCGCTGCCATGCGTGCCTCCTATCAAAACTGCCATCAAAAAAGCGCCGATACTGGCGCTGAGTGGGATTATCCAGAGTAGGTTAATCGGGTTCATGTTAGCCTCCTCATAAGGTGAGTATTCTCGCCCTTTCGTGCTAATTTGGCGCACCATATAAGCACGGTTGTAAACTTTTGCACACAACATTCCTTTTTTCCAATGTTTCGTGTTGAGATATCGTTCATTTAGTCCTCCGTCCATTTGAGTTTCTGTCCGCAGTTCTCGCAATGGTCATGTCTATACCCAACGAAACCCCAGCAAGAGGGGCAAGTGTGCTGAATCCCACCAATATCTGTAATTTCAGCGTCTGGTATTCTCTGCTTCTGTTTCTCCAACGCTTCCCTAACTTCCGCCTCAAACTCATTAAACGCTCTTGATGACAGACAGAATATGTCATTTCGTTCAGCCAGGTCGAGCAGTTGGTCGATGTAGTTGATATATGTATCGTTCATTTAGTCCTCCGTATCTCGTTTTGCGCGATACATTGCCTTTTTCCAATGTTTCGTGCCGAATTGTGTATAGTATTCGGGACATGTCAGTTTAGTTTACGACCGCAAGCAGGACAGTAGTTAGATTTATCTAATCGCTCATGTCCGTTGAAGTCGTACCAGTTAACGTCAAAGTATTTGCTGACATTGCCTTCACACCATTCACAACTGGTTGTTTCCGTTTTGGAAATAGCCACTAACGGGCAGTCATCTGGTTTTGGCGTGTGCCTGTGCCGTTCTTCATAATTCACATAACAGCAACCATCGTCTGTTGCATATCCTTTTGAAATAATGTCTGGACACCAACAAGGACAGCTCGCACACGTTTCTATTTCGCCACGCTCAAACTGATATATCATGCTCGTTCTCCTTTCGGTGGTTCTGGAAGTGGTTTCCAGTGGGTAACGTTCCACGGAGATATCTTGCCGTACCACTTCCATCTGCAAACTGTTTTCCCTCTTACCGTGTCCTTCTCATACAACAACGACATCACCTTGGTGCTACTACAATTATCTACCATGACATTACACATAACACCGTATCTGCCCTCTGGAATTTCCGGCAATCTCTCACCAACACTTATCCACGGCTGATACGCTTGCAGTGCGGTGATGGCAAGGTCGAGTGTTTTACCCCCCAGTGTAATGGAGTAGCCATCTTTAGACGATTGCCAAATGCCAGACATCAACTCCTCAATCGCCTCTGACACTTCATCACTTGTTGCCGACTGGCGAGCGATAAGATCATCTGTAAGTGCGATAACTTCTATCTTTGTTTTTGCGTTCCAGTTTTCAGCATTTAATGATTTTCGCAACTCTTTCAATCTCTCAATATCCATCGCTCATTCTCCTTTCGGTGGTTCTGACAGCGATTTCCAGTGGGTGATTTTATTGTCTTTTGTTGCGTTCCATTCCTCAATACAATCCCGCGGAAACGTTTCTTGATTTTCTAACTTGTCATACGTTAATACAAGCCCTTTCTTATCAGCATCTTCCTCCGTCGGCAACCGCTCGCTGACCGGAATCCACGGCTGATACGCTTGCAGGGCGGTGATGGCAAGGTCGATTGTTTCAACCTTAAACTGATATTCGCTACATACGCCAATAAGACCATTAACAATAACTTCTTCATCAAAAGCAGACTCAAATTCATTTATAGCCTCTGCCACTTCCTCGCTCGTGACCGAATGGCGAGCGATGGCTTCGTCGATAAGTTCAATTACATCGTTCTCTGTTATGGTAGACATATAATGTCGGTCATTGTATTTTCGGATCTGTTCAAATTCTGCTTTCAGTTCTTTCAATCTCTCAAAATTCAGCATTGTTCCCAATCCTCCATCACAAGATATTGAGCACCCTTATTTTCCCTACTGCTGTCCCACTTCTCAATTGCCTCAGCCAGTCTGTCTAAATAAATCCTGCCAATCGGATTGTCTTTGCTTTTTAAATAACCGTTGGCTTCATAGCAGACTTTTTCGGCAAGAGATAATCTTTGTCGCAACTCTTGGATGTGCATCTCCTGTTCGTCTGACTGTCGGTCTGCATCTTCAAATAGCTTTAGAAGCTTGCCTTTTATTTCCTTCTCAATATCCATCACTCAATCCTCCTTAAACGCCCAAACAGGAACACTTCTTTTATATTCGCGATAATCAAACCACCAACAAACAACTGGATCACCGTCATCATTTATTCCTGCCCTATGAGTTGCGAAAGCGTTCTGACTTTTTACTGTTTCGCAGTCTAATTCTCTTTTTGCAATAGCTTCTGCTTCTTCGTATGTATATTTTTGCTTAGAAATAAGGATATAGCCCTCGCAAAAATCAAGCCACTCAAATTTGCTTTTACCCTTTATCATCACTCAATCCTCACTTTTGCCAACCGTTTTGCAGGTTTTATATGTAGCCTTTTTGCTTATGATTTCTTCTGTGCTTAATGCGATTGTTCCGATTCTCATTCCACTATCATCACCGGCAACATAATTGACAAACCCAGCCAGAGTATCGTCCGGTAATTCAATCGTCACAATCATCACTCAATCCTCCTGTTCCACTTCTTAACTATCGATTCATCAACCCAAGACTTGCATAATGCCCACGATATTTCAGTGTGTCCGCACTTTATACACTGGACAGTCCCTTGATATCCCAAATCCCCTGATGGTACTCCAAATCTTCTGTCAATGGTTTTCTTCCCACGACCTCCACATAAATGACAAGGCTTTAACTTTCCCATCACTCAATCCTCCACTACGCCCATATCAGATATTTCTTGCACACGCTTCCTAAATTCTTCATTACTGCAAAACTTTCTAATAAACCCCAAATTATCAAGACCGTTCATTAGTTCCCTTAAGGCTATTTCCCTCTCCCTCGCCAATGCTTCTTGATGTGTTCTAAACAACTCATTGCCGACTGCGTAAGCCTGTATCAATTTCATCACTCAATCCTCCATCAACTCATTAATTAAATCGTCAACGTGGCAACCTAACTCAATTACCATATCGTGTGCTTCTTTAACGGCTTGATCTTTCATGGACATCACGATTAATCTGCCACCAATTCCGTTTAATGTTCTTGATATTTCGTCCAACTTTTCAATAATATCCATCACTCAACCCTCCTGTTCCAATGTTCAACCGCTTCATCTACCGTTTCATACACGCCTGTACTGACACCACAATCGCACTCAACACAGCAATACATTTCGTCGTCTTGCCATTTATCCCACGTTATTCCTGCTTCACCACCGCAGAACGGACAAAGTTTTATTTCTTCCATCACTCCACCTCCATCATCACAAAGTCTTGCCTTATCCTGCTGTGGTATTTGTCAGAAATGGCAGGAATCTCATGCGTATAAACTGGCCTGCCAATCAATTCGGATAGGTACTTGTATAACTCGCCAAGTTCGCCAATGAAATATCCTGTGTATGCGCTTACGATTGCCGCTTCACGTTTTGTCATCACTTACTCAACCCCCATCAGCCATCGTGCCAACCTGACACGCACCCGATCCCACAACTTCACCTTCTGCTTCATCCACATCCGACCTTTCATGCTGTCGTAGGCCGGACAAGGATAGTTAAGTAACCAGTGGATTAGTTCTTGTTTCACACTCACTCACCCCTTATCTCGATCTCGACCCGTGGATGCTTGTCGCCAAGCACCACATGCGAGCCGTCATGCGTCGCCGCAATCGTGCAGTTGTCATCAGCCAGCACACCGGCCTTGACCAAGATATCGCAGGTCGCAGCCAAGAGGTTGCACAAGTCTACACGATGCTTGGTCGCTCGGTAGTACACGCACTTGACGTTGTGCGGCGTGTCCAGCTTGATCTTGGTTTGCGGCGGTATCTGCCATAAGCAGTCGCGCTCATAGTCCTTGTACCGCTGCGACTGGACAATAAACGAACGCTTGCCACCAGATACAATGCGCTGGCTGTTCTTTTTGGTCGCCGGGTTGCCGCGCCATGTCATCTCGATTGTCACGCCTCATCCTCCCATCCGTACCGCTCTATCTGCTTGCCAGAGGTCAGCACAAATCGACGTGAACGCTTGTCGAAGTTGAACGCAATCGCGCCCTCATCGCCGTGTTCCCTGCCTTTCGTGACCTCTATTTCTGCGTTGTGGCTTGCCTCCTCGTCCAGTTTGGTCACCGCTATGACGTTGCTTGCGATGTTGGTTATGTCGCCTGTACCTGCAACTGCGTCATTCCAGTCGTTTCCTACCGACTTGCGCGGATGTGCCACCAGAATCACATGCGCGTCGTTGACAATGGCGAACTCTGCCAGGTCGCGCACAAAGTTTGATTGCGCCCGGTAAAAATCGCGCTCCTGGTCAATCGGTATCCGTGCGGTCATCAGGTTGTCTACAAAGAACACGTCGCAGTTGTAATACCGCTTAGCCAGTGTGAACCGATCAAGTATCGAATTGCGCTCAGATGACTTGACTATGCTGTTGTCATACAGAATCAGCTTGTTACCCAGCCATGACAGGATGCGCTGTTCTGCCCAGCTGTCCACGCTGTACCGCTCCGCACCGTACCTATCGAGAAACGGCTCAATAAACTGCGGACCGGCTGCCTGGTTCAGCACCCATCGACGGAAGTTGTCGGCTGTCAATTCACCGGAATAGAAACAAACGCCGCCGCCATCGTTAATGATACTCAACGCCACCTGTCCACTGAATGTGCTCTTGCCCTGCCCTCTTTTGCCGGTGATGACTGTCAGTTTACCAACTTCCAGACCGCCCAGCGTCCGGTCAAGCGGATTGAAGCCGGTTGATAATGACTTGACGTTCTTCTTCGGCACGTGTTCGCTGACAACAATCAGTCCTTCAGGCGGCTTTGGCTTTTTGAGATTGTCAGCCAGGATCATCAGGTCATCGCCCATCAGTTCCTTGAGCGTCTCTGCATCGCCTGTGCGGTTGCAGGACACACACCGCCATATGTCGCCAGGGTAGATGTGCATTGCGTACTCCTCGGCGCACAGAGGGCAGGTGACCAGCGTGGCCGTGTCGGTCTTGACTTTTTTTGTAAACATGTCAGTTAACATACTTCTTCACCTTCGATCCCGGATCCCTGTTGGTATAATTGCCCTCAACAATCTTTGTCCAGTTAGCCGGTTTTAGAACCCAATCAAATCCACAGCCAATCCACTGACCATTACGACCAGACAAAAAATCAGATGATTGCACTTTTTTGAAAACATCTTCAAACTCTGCCAAGTCGTTTGATCTTGACCGGATTGCTTTTTTTCTTGAATCGGTTATTTTGATAATCTTGGGTAAACTTGGAACATTTTGATTCCAAGAGTCAGCGACAAGCTGACAAGATATACTCTTATCTTCTCTTCTCTTCTCTTCTCTCCTAGCATTGCGTTCGCTATGCGTCGGCAATGCGTCCGCATTACGTTCGCATTTTTCAGGCAATTCTTTTACCATGTTCCAACGCTTTCTAGCGGCGATTCTTGCCATTTCTCGCTTGTCATCGTACTGTTCCATTCGTTGCAAAAGGCTCGGAGAAAAAAAGAATTCCTCATCATTTGATTGAAATAATTGATACCCTTTTACAACCGCCTCAACCTTTTGTGTTGATGTGTTGTATCGTCTTGCGATTGATGGAATCAGGGCAAGTGGATAGTGGTAATCTGGTTGCTCGCGAAGTATCTCAATCAACACCCAGTAGATACCAAACCCCTCAAGACCCAACTGTTCAATCAGTAAAACGCATTTTGGATCATCTTTAGCATTTGAGTCATGCTTAAACCAATAAGCATCTTTCACATAATCACCTGCCCCATTCGTCTTTCATTGATTGCAGTTCAGCGTCAGGTATCGTCTCAATCCCAACCTCTTTGCACTCCGATACAACACCGTCAATCAGCGTTGCCATTTCCTTTGTGTCGTAGGTTGATGAGCCGAAATAGCATTGAAGCTGAACGCCCTCAACATTGCCTATCTTGCCCTTGCCTAACTCCCTGACTGTGCGCCATTCTGCCTTGACACGTTCAACCGCTTCCGGCTTGACGATCACATGTGTGAACACGCCGTAGCGTTCAAGCATCAGCAGGTACAACTCGTCCTTGCTTGTCATCAGCGCATCAGCCAATTTGCCAAGCAGCACCCAAAGGTAGGCATTGGCATTAAGTGACCGCTTCTCCCGATGTACCTTGATCTCAACATCAAGCAGTTTTTCTTTTGCAAGTGCTTCGTCCAGTTCCGGCAAATGCAACAAAGGTTCCTTAGAAGTAATGCTAATTACCAATTCAGGTTTCACGTTTCGGTCGAACTGTATTCGTATGCCGTTTGATATGGCTTTCACTTAATCACCGCCTAACGTTAGCTGTTCCCTGTTTTCTATAATCAGTTCTTCAAGTCTTGGCTGAGTCATAAACTCCTCTAGCCGTTGCTTGCTTGCCTTGTAGTAATCAGGGTCTAACTCAAACCCAACCGCATCAAACCCCATGTCATGACAGGCTATCAGCGATGATGCCGAGCCAACGTGCGTGTCCAGTATCTTGTCGCCTTGCTTTGCGTAGTTTTTGAGTAGCCATTTGTATAGGGCGACAGGTTTTTGGGTAGGGTGGAATCTTTCGCCGCCCCTTATAAAAGGCTTCAGGACTGTGTGCCTTGCTGGTACGTTTTCAGAGTGCCATGCGAGTTCAAATTCAGAGAAATCACGCCCTTTTATTTCGTCGGTCTTATACCAACAAATCCAACCCCTGCTTATCGGGAGCGTGAAGTAATTGCCTCCCCATATAACCTGTCGCTTCGACACTCTGAAAAGTTCATTAAAATACGCTTGGGGCGGGGCAACATCCCACTTCTTCCCAATTTTTACAACGGCCTTTGAGTAGTCACCAGTTCCGTTTTCAGCCCCTATCCCATACGGCGGGTCAACTATCGCCAAATCAAAATGATTGTCGGGATACCCCGCCATGCCTACCATGCAGTCCTCGTTGTAGTACTCAATCACTTAATCACCTCAATCCAAATAGTTGCGTCCGAATATGGCAACAAAGTCTAATTCTGGATGCTCTTGTTCAAACTTCCTTTGATATCGCTGTTTGAGCATAAAATTGTACGTATCGCCGAATGGCAGCCGTGCGTTAGCGTGCACTAGATCATGACAGGCAGGGCACAACCACGCGGTCATGCCCCACTTGTCCGATAGCCTGCGGTTGGCAGACCCGAAAAAGATGTGATGTAGTGCGCACTCAACCTCTAGGCCGCACAACTCACACGTCCGGTAATCCGCTGTCATAGCCGCTCTTTTTGGATTCGCCAAATTCGACGTTGTCAACGACAACCTCTGTGGCGTCGCGCTTGTTGCCCTCCTTGTCGTCATAGCTGCGCGTCTGGATGTTGCCGCTCAGGTTGATCTTACTGCCCTTGGTGAAATACTTGTTTACAAACTCGGCCGTCTGCCGCCATGCGACACAGCGGATGAAGTCAGCCTCGCGCTCACCGCTTGCGTTCTTGAATTGGCGGTCAACGGCAACGGTGAATGAACACACAGGCGTCTGGTTGCTGGTTGTGCGCAGTTCCGGGTCGCGTGTAAGCCGGCCTGTTAAAATAACTATATTCATTATTACCTCCTAGACGTTAAATGGGAGTCCGTAATCAACGAACTCTGTGCGAATTTTTTCATAATCTTCCGGGCGGATGTCTTTGGCTGACTCATAACCATGTCTCTTTAGTACATCCTTCAGCCGCGCCAGGCTGTCACTGTCCGGCTTGCTGTCCTTGTCTAGGCATGCTTCTTGGATAATGCGATACTGCTCGGTGGTTATCTTGCCGGTGTTTTGGACAGGATTTTTCGCTACGGTTGTTTCTGGCTTTGGTTCTTCTGTTTTTCGTGCTGTCTTGTCCAGAGGGTCTTGCTCGACTATCTCAAAAGCGTTGATATACAGGTAGCGCCTAAGATATGTCTGCACAGCGCCAAGATTCTGGACGTCGTGCATACCCTTTAATGACGCAGACGACATAGGCGAAGCAAACACGATCTGGCTGTCCGGTTTCTCGCTATCAACAATGGAAAGCGTGGCTAATTCCTTGTCAAAAGACACGATGCATGCAAACTTGAGTTCATCCTCAAGTGCAACAATCGTCGGCAGGAAGTCGCCAAGTTCAAAGTATTCATATTTGGCAAAGTCGTTTTTGCCGGACTTTTTCAACCCTGCAACGGATAATGCTTTCTTGGCCTTGTTTAACTTTTCATAAATATTCATTGTTTCCCCCTGCTAACTCTCATTTTTTCTATTGCCATTCTCTGTTTTTCTGACATGGGCTTTCGGACATATAATTCATCACGTTCTTCACGCCCCATGCGAAAACGCCATAATGCACAGGTTTTTATTTCACACAGACGTACCTCTGCCTGTTGGTCACATGTGCAGTCCAAACATTTAGCCCTGATCGCTTTCATTGGTGATAATCTTTCCATCATTGCCTCCATAGTTTTCCTGCCAGTAATCGCAAAAAGTACACACCGAGCAGTAGTCAACACATTTCTTGTCCTCACCCTTGCGGATATCTAAGTGGTCGCCGCCGTTGGTTGCCATCCACTGTTCTGCATCTTCTAAGCTGTCTAGCACCCTCATAGCGGTCTTGCGACCTTTCTTCATGACAGCGTACTTATCACCGCTGTTGAAGCGTTCCTCGGGCGTACACAGCGGTAATTCACTATCTGGCAAGGCTTCACACATCTTTAGTTCTTCAACCTTTGCGTAAAGCCATTCAGCGATTTCTTCAAAGTCTGTTGTTGCGAAATTAAAAGTGATTTTCTTGACTGGCAGTTTTGGGTAATCGTCTTTGACTTTGGCATCACGCTTGCTATGGTCTTTCAGCACAGCTATGATTTCGCCCCTATTGACCTCAAACCCTGCCTTTGTCATCAGATAGGCATAGATCAATAACTGCCTACGCCAATCGTCGAAGTTTCCGTAAATGACTTTCCAGACCGAACAGGTTTTGTAATCAGTAAGTGTGTTGGTTTTTTCGTCGTACAGGTCAAATTTGCCTGAGATTATGCGACCGTTGATTTTCTCGCTCAATCTGGCTTCTTTAATCTGTGTAGGTGTTTCTTGAGTGTTTTCCAGTACAGCATGAGCAGCCGTTCCGAATAACATCCAGATCATGTCTGATACATCCATTTCGGCTTCATGCCTGCGCTCAAGTATTGTTTCCCTCACGCCTTTCAGCAAAGATGTTACTCGATATGTGTTTTCGTCTGCCGTAAAGTCAGACTTTGCCATCTGAACAAACGACTCAGGCAGCCCCAGCTTGTTCGTTATCCTCATTCAATGCCTCCCATTCCCTTGCCCATTGTTGCTCCCACGCGCGCTCTATAGCGGCGTAGTCCATCGAGTCAAGCATATCTCCATATACCTCACTTTAACTGCGCTCTGTGGCGCACATCGCCTCCAGCAGGTCGCGCATCGCCGCCCCTCGCGTCCACCTGTATGCGCCCCAGAGCGTGTAATGGCCCAGCTGGTAGCCGTACCGCCATTTTATCCACAACCTGCACCAGACCAGATGCAGCGAGCCGTCCACGCGCCTGATGCCGCTTGTGCGCAGGCGGTTGTAGATACGGCGGATCATGCTGCCACCAGCCGTATCGCTTCGTCCAAGGCATCTACCGCTGTCGGACGGAACATGGTCGCATAGTACAATTCGCCACGCATGACGCTCACCCACCACTCGTCCGTGCCGTACTGGTATATGCTCACTTTCCAGCCGGACGCGTTCAGCCGGTCAATCAAGCTTTGTATTGTGTCGGTCATTTTCCTCCGCCTCCCCCATCATCGCTCGCAGCAGCGCCACAAGCGCCCTGCCGGATATGTTGTAAAATGCCTTGTCAATGCTGTTCGTCATCATTCGGCTCCTCTCCTGCTCGGTACACAATGACCGGCCCGTCCTGACCGCCCTTGCGCGGATGGAATCGCGGCTGTCGCGGCCCATGTTCCGGAAGCCAGTCGTCGCTGTAGTCGTCCTCGACGATGCCTGCGCTGACGTATCTGCCATCCTCGTTGCGGTCACGAGTGATGATCGGGTTCATGTGATTACCTCCCACACGGTTATGCCGTGGTCAATCGCGTGCTTGGCCTCCTCAACCGCACCCTTGCTATCCATCCAGCCGGGCAGCAGGTAGATCGCGTCGCACACGTCCAGCATCGCTTTGCATATGTGCATGTAATCCTCGTGGCTGAACGCATCAGGGTTGGCCGGATGCAGCTTGACCGGGTTCATCACGGCGCAACCCTGATCGGTCAGCATCTTCTCGGCTGCCATGAAGGCCGGCACGTTGTAGTCCGGCATGCCGCGAATAGGGCCGCTGATAAATACTCTGGTCATGTAATGCCTCCTAACCTGATTTGTCTGCACATCATGCAAATATGCGTCGTGCCATGTCGCACCCATCCGCGCTCCTGCAGGATGGCGTACAGCCGGAATATGCCTGGACTCTCCACGGTAGCGCCGCACTGGTCGCAGGTGCAGATGTAGCCGCCATAGTTTGGCTTGCTTATCATTTCATCGCCTCCAGTTCTGCGCTCATCGCGTCCAGCCTATCCTGCATGTCCATGTATGTCGCCATGACCTGCTCGTAGCGCGGCTTGAACGATGATGCCGTGTGCAGGATGCCGGCGAATATCAGCACCCACAGCAGCAAGATCAGCATTGCCAGCCACGGTATGCGGTGGCGGCGGTAGTTTTCAATCCTCATCCTGCATCTCCCTTTCCATGCGGCGCCACTTCTGGCGGCAGTTCGTCTCGTTTCGGTGTTGGTACAGCCAGCGAGCGATGCGAAAGTAATATCTAAGCTTGTCCATCCTTTGCCTCCATCATAAAATCCTGCATCGTGCAGCCAGTCTCGCGGCAAATCGCCCGGCACGTGTCCAGCGTGGGCGATGACCGGCCTGTCAGGATGCGCGTGACTGTAACCCTTGCCAGACCGATGCGCAGGGCAAGCTCGGCCTGTGTCATCTGTATCCGCTCCATCTGTCTGCGCACTCGCGGAAAAGCGTTGTCAATCATCTTGACTTGCCCCCCAGCTGTCCGATGAATTTCGAATAGCGCGGGATGTAGGGCCGAATCTCGTACTCCGTGTCCTGCTCCACATATCGCGGCGGGCGCGTGTCCAGCGAGCGGATGACCGCCTCTGCCAGCGCGGGCGGACATGTTGGCGTGATGACGATTGTCATGTTGTAGTAGTGGATGCGTATCATGCGCTCTGCGCCTCCCTCCAAGCCTTGAGAACCTCTTGCTTGCCCTTGTCCGTCCAGTACCATTGATTGACGGCCTTGTCGCTGTGCTGCGACTTTGAAAGCCGTTCCTCGCCGTTCTCCGGTGTCTTGAGGCCTTGAATCTTACGGCTCAATGACTGGACGCTGACGCCTAACTCGGCGGCGATCTCGGATGTGGTATGTCGTGCGGTCACGACAGGCGGCAAAGCGACTTGACGCCCCATCAACTCGTTGAGCGCGGCAACCGCTATGGCGGCGCGCTCGGTCTCGGTCAGCTTGTCACCGGCGCGGTCGATCAGCTTCACGGCGTTCTGTGCGCGGCGTGACAGGCTGTTGCGCTCCATGATCTCGATACGCTTTACCTTGAGCGGGTCGGGCGCGGCAATCGCTTTGACCGTCTCGCGGATTTTAGATTCCATCGCGTTGAATGCCGCGATGTATTTCAGCTTCCATGCCAGCGCGGCCTTGCCGGTAAAGCCCATGACCAGGAGCGAGAAACCGTCGCGGGTCATGAGGTAGTTTTTCTGCTCGCGTCCGTAGGTGTCGAGGTAGGTAGATGGGTAGAAAAGATCGGCGCAATTTTGCGTCGATGTCTGCTCGATCAGATCGTCAACCGCGCGGATTACATCGGCGTGTCTTTTTCCAAAATGTTCAGCGATATCTCGGCTGTCAGCCGTGACATGATCATGGGAATGTGATAGAATAATATCAGTCATACAAATATCCTTTCTCCATTCCGACCGGTTGCAGCTGGTCGGCTTTTTTATTCCTCATTTACACCTCCCGCCCAAGCTTCGCAGCCGCGTTTTATCGGCGTTGCTGTACTTGGCGCTATTGACCGTCCTTTGCCGGGCACCTATCGGCTAACCAGCTGTCGCGTGGATGTAAAAGGCCGCAGCGTCAGACCTTAATCAGATCTTCCAGATTGCAGCCAGTAAGCCGCACAATGGCGGTTATGTGTTTGATCGGTATTTGCAGCTTGCCCGTTTCCCAGTTGCTGACAACAACCTGGTGAACGCCTATTGCGCGGGCCAGATCGGCTTGTGTCATTTTGGCTTGCTTGCGTACATCTCGCAACATCGTCTAACCTCCGTTCATGTTTTGTTTGGATATGTTTATCTTATAGCAAATAGATTATAAATGCAAGCGTATTGATGATTATTTATTAGACAATGTTTTCTGATTAAGTTTGTGCATATTGCCATGCGTATTTATCGTATTAGACAAAATGATGATTATGTATAGTTTCACCGGAACACACCATAGAACACACTTTTTATTATTCCAGAACGCAAAAAAGACCCCCTGCCATCACAGCAAGGGGTCTTTCTTTACAGCGTCATGTAGTTTTTCAGTGTGAACAGCGCGTCCGCGACCTTCCGCTGCTCGGTCCTCAGCCGTTCGGCCTCGCCCTCTGCGCCGGCCAGCGCCGACTTGAGCGTGGCGACCTCGGCCTGCAGCGACTTGACAACCGTACTTAGATCAGGCGTGGTATCAGCACGGTTGTAAAGCTGTGTCAGCAAAGCGGTGTTGTCGTCCACCGTGACCGCATCGCCGCCGCCTGGCAGCTTGTGCTTGGTCTTGAACTCTGCGACGCGTGCGGCCATAGTCGGGCCGTAGTTGCCATCAGCGCCGGTCGGCTTGCCCTGGTCGTCCAGGAACCGGCCAAGATCGTAGCCAAGTTGCAATAAGCCTCTCTGAACAGACCGCACTATTTCGTTTTTATCGCCTCTTTTGCAAAGCGTCATATTGTCCTCCCATCCGTAATGAACCGCCATCGTGTCAATCTTGGCCTCTGCCATCCTCTGCCGCACAGCAGGGTCGGACAGCTTTTCACGTGTCGCGGCGTGCGTGTGAAAGCCGTTCTCTGCCAGCCATGTATCGCTGCACCCTGCCAGCATCGCACGACCAAGCACACCGTAAGCATCGTTACCTTTACTGTTCGCCGCGTGTTGAACAGGATATGCAACAGTGCCAAGAATCTTTGCCGTTGCCTTTGCGACGTCTAAACACACGCCATCGCCTCTGTTTTTGACGGTGCGGTATATGGTGACACGGTTCGCTGTGCCTTTGACTGGTGCTGGCTCTGCGTTTGAGTGTTCAAAGATCGCTATGTCACAGCCTCTACACGCATCCTCAACAGCAGGATAAGATGTATTGGTGACGTAGAAAGTTTTCGTTTCCTGACCGTAGCGATCTTTAGCGTACTGCGCCTCGCGCTTGGCAAGGTCGAGCATGGATTCATCCTCGTTGTAGCCCATCCAGATTTTAGCACCGGCGACATGACCGGCACCGAATAAAATAACCATTTACTTATCCTCTGATTTTTTGGCAAAGAAGAAAGTGACGATCATCAAGACAACGGCCATGAAGTCTTTAGGCTCAATCTTGCCGATGACAGCAAGGTAAGAAAAGACACCAATGACCGTGAACGTAACGACTGTTTTAACATCAATCAGCTTTGCAAATTTCTCTTTTAAACTCATATTACCCTCCTATAATCCTGTTTAGAAAATAACCTGCTATACCTGACGCCAACACGGTGATCAGCGTCTTGATTAGGCTGTCCCATCTCTGCGCTGGCTTGCTCTCCAAAGATGACAAGCGTGCCGTAACGCTGCACATATCATCGACCAAACGTTTAACTTGTAACGCCAATGTGTTGACGGACATGGCCAGACTGTGAATGTCCTCCTGCGTTGATTTCAGTTCTTCTATGTCCTCTCCAATGTAGTCAAGCGATTCCTCTAACTTAGTCAACCTGTTTTCCAACTTCTGCTCGTCCATACGCTGTCCTCACATAAAAATAAACGCCCTTTCAGAACGTTCGTTCGATAAAATTACTATTTTGTCTAATTAAGCAATAATCGGCTTGTGTCGCATTATGTTCCTTATGTGTCGCTATTTAGATTATAAGACAAATACTCAATAAAAATTTTTTGTATCTTCTACTATAATATCAATTTCAATATTATTAGTTTTTGCATCTTTTTTAAAACTGTTTATAATTCTCAATTTTTCTTCTTCTTTTTCGTATGTTTGAGATTGAAATAAATTATTTGTTCCTTTTTTATAACATACTAATTCTTTCATTTATTAACTCCCCCCATGATAAGTAGCATTAACTATAAAATGAACTACACCAGTTATTGTACCAGTTAATGCCCAGTTTAATTCTATTTGTCCCGTTTGAATAGACACAAATGCTTCTAATAAATTTGAGACATTTTTATATATAACCAAAGCACCTGTTGTTGTTCTTGCATAAGATGTCCCATTAAAAAATAGTGCTCGTTGATTATTTGACACAATACCCCAACTAGCCATGTTTCCATTATAAGCATAAATATCAATTTTCATAGGGGTTTTCCCTTCAAGTAATGGGATTGTCTGAATTCCAGATGCAGGAGTTCGTGATGCGTTTGTGGTGTAGGTTACACTTTCTGCCAAATGCGACGCAACCGTTGTATCTATCTCATCAAACGCAGCGTTGAAGTCCGTACGTTCCGGCTTTTCTGTACCCACCCATTGTGGCAGGTTAAGATTCGGTGTCTTGCTTGCACTCGCCATCATTGGCCTCCTTTATCTCTAGCAGTTCCTGCTTGATAATCTCGTTCTCTGCGATCAGCTGTGCGATACGCTGTGCCAATCGCTGTATGATTGCGTCACCGTTCATGTGTGCCTCCTTAAAACGTATGGATATAGGTCTTTGTGTCGCCCCAGTTGCTCGACATCCATATGCCTGTGCTATCTACTCCAAGTTGCTTTCCGCCGGAAGTAGATATTTTGTCTCTTACGCTTGAGTTGCGCATGACCAAAGTTGCGTCAATCGCATTAACCGATCCGCTGTCGTTTACGTCCATGCGTGACACGGGCGGATAAGTGCCGGGAACGCCAAGATAGTAGTCCACAATGAGCCGCACGTCTTCATCATCGACAACCCCGTCCTCGTTCACGTCGTACTTAGACGTTACAAGTATGTTCGGGCCGCTGAATCCGGAAGTGCCGGTTACATAGACATAATCCTGCATGTTTGTGGTGCCCATGATCGACAGCTTAAACGGATTGGTTGGCGACATCTCAACCTTGACCGCCTTGCCGTTAATGGTTGCGGTCTGCACTATTTCTGGCTTGGTCAGGTCGAACCACGTCTTTCCATCTACCGATTGAAGCTTGCCCGTTGTGACCTTTGTCGCAGATATGCCGGTTGCTATTTTAATGTCTGTCACCGTACCGTCTGCCATCTTTGCGCCTGTGATTGCTTTAGCTGCGATACGGTCTGCGCTTATGTATCCTGACGTGATCTGCGTCGCCACAACCTCGCCGGTGTAGATGCCGGCCGATGTGATCTTTGTCACCTTCGGCTCAACCGCTCCGACCCTTGACGATAGCGTTATCTGTCCGGCCTCGATGGCGGTCACCCTTGATTCATGGTTGCTCACATCGCTTGATAGACTGCCAATCGTAGACGACAAGTTAATGGCGTTGTTGTTGATCGTCACCAATCTTGTTTCTAGCGTTTCGTCAGGTTGTGCAATCGAACCGGTGACAACAATCTGATTGGCGGTGACCATGCCGGTATAGATTCCATTAGGTGTGATGTAGGTCAGTTGTCCTGCGTAGTTCACATTGTACGGAGTCGCTGATTGACCTTCTTCTGATTTAGACTCAGCAAACCACCAATCTGTGCCGCCATGCAAAAAAACTAACTGCGCCTGAACAGCGGTTGCCGGAACAGGTACGGTGATTGATACCTTTTCAAAAACCGCAGGCACAGCAAACGCATGAGAAACCTCGCTTAGTGTCGCACCGTCAGCGTCAAAGAATTTGGTCTTGGCCCTAGTCGCACTTGCCAAAGGAGAATTGCAATAGACCTGAAAACTATGTGTAATATAGGTCATGCCCTGAACACCGAAAGGATAGGCCAAAAGCAGTTCGGTGACTTTGTACGAGTTGTGACCGTTAAATTGGATTGTCGTATCAACTGCCATTAAAAATCACCGCTTTCAAATTCGTTCCAGTCCGTGATTGACGCTTCCAAGGTGTCCCAGTCCATGTTGCGTGATTCAAGCAAATCCCACGTCAGACCCTCGCCCCAAAACGTGTCGTATGGATTTTCGTATGTGCCAAAGTTCGAGTTGCGAATGAAGTTGCCTGAACCAGATGCCAGTTCCGAAATCTGCGTCTGCATATTGGCCAGGGCCGTTGTGAGTGTTTCCGATCCAACGTAAATGACATCGGTATTGATCGAACCGGCATTTATCCAGTCAGCGTTGATGCCGACCGTTGACAGCAAACGGAACACAGCGTTGCCGTCTTGCGTGTAGCCGTAGTTCCACGACGGATTGCCAGAGTTCCACCCTGTATCCGTCCAGACATATGAGCCAGGCTCAGGAACGTATGAGATATATAAACTTGCTTCTAATGTTTCTTCATCGTGCAGGTAGGTGTATATTGAGCCGTCAGCGTTTGTGACGGTGGTTGAGTAATATCCCATCGAGCCGTTGATATGTTCATTGATCTTGACCAGTTCCGATACAATCGATGACACCAATCGTTCACGGACATTGATGTCAACCGATTCTGCCACTTGCGTCGCAATCGAAGCGGTCATGGCATCGACGGACGGCCTGACAGTCCCTAGAATGATCTTGTTGTACCGCTTCAGAACAGCGTCCCATTCGTAAGCGACCACCCGATTCGTGACCGTGTAATCTTCATAGTCCGCTCTAATCGTGTCGCCCAACAGGACGGTTTCAAGCATGGCGAAATCGGCATATTCCAGAGTGTTTCGCAGCTGCACAAACTGAACGTCAACGGTCAATGCTGGGCGGTCAATCCCTGCGTCGTACATGGCCGCCACCCTGTCCCTGACCTCGCTGTACGCACTTGCCAGCGTCGGATAGGGAACGACGCCGTCGACTTCTTCACCGACCTTAATGTCGCCGTAGTGGATAGACCGCACATGCGGAATAGCCGTGTCACCAATGCGGACAGAATCAATGTAGGTTTCCGGCAGCAGAACCGCAGCGTCCGAAGCGTTCAGGAATGTCGGCACGATTCGGTTCACGATAGTTGATGCGTCGTCGATGATCTCGATGCCGGTTAAGTTCTTTTTGTACGCAATCCGATAGCCGCGTTCGGCACCCAGTCTAGACAGCATATTGACCGTGAAGTTATCTCTCTCGATCTCGCCGCCGAACCGGTTTATAAACGAGTTATCCTGATCACCGATTAAAGCGTTTAATACTGATGATCTTACGATTCGCAAAGAGTTCTCTGTCGTGATGTCACTTGTACCGGTAAACCTTGTTTCACTGATTCCTGATTGTAACAAGTCAGGCAATACAGCAGAACCGGTCTGAGTTATCCATGCGTCATTAAGGATCATGTCGTGAGCCAAGTCCTGTGAAATATGCCAACCGAACGCACGCAGAGAATCAAGCGTCTTTGTCGGACGCTCTAATCTGAATTGCTGAACAGTACCGTTCGCATCGTCCAAATACACAATCGCATCAATATCGAAATACTCTGCCAGGTTATCTGACAGAGCAATCTCGACATCGCACGAATACTCGCCGTTGATCTCCTGACGAATCACCGCAGAGATCGGCTCGATTTTTCCGCGAATGGTTCCGTCAGAAATCAACATCAGCTCCACCTCCAGTTGGGATAAACGGTTAATGCGCTGCCAGTCGTCGAGACCGTGATCGCGCTGGACGACACGGGAATAACCGGCAAGTCGCCTGTGACTTTTCCCCACGCGTTCGCGCCGCCGGCGTCGTAAATCTGACCGTTCAGCGAGTCGATGGTGATCGTTTCACCGCCAATATCAAAGTCGATTGTTATTGTTTGCGCCCCGACCGTGACCGTCTGTTCACCTGCGCCAGTGATAACCAGTTTAGGATAGGCCGGTTCGTTGCCGAGATTGGTCAGACTGTACGATGTATCGCCGGTTGACGTGACTTCGGTCGCGAGTCGTTTCAATGGCTGTGTGATGTATGTCGCGGTTATTTTGTAAATACCGGACGGTTGCAAGACAGCCTCGATTTTTTCATCTGCTCTTACTTCATACGCGTAATCGGTTTCGTTCGGAAAAACCGCGAGCGAAGCGGACTGTAAAAAAGTCAATGCGTCATCAATGTCGGAACCGTTATAAACAAACTCCGGTTCCTTAATATATGACTCATAATCGCCTGACCATTCTGTCAAATATCCGCTTCGCCCTGGTATCGTAATTCTTCTGACACGTTTTTGCGGTTTAGTTATCGGAGGAACGACGGTTAGAATCAAGTCTTTGGTGGATATTTCCGTGCCGTTTATCTTCATGCCATCGCCCCTCTCGCCATCAGTCCGCGTCTGCGTTCTTCTTCGATATACTGCGCCAGTTTGCGCTTGTCTGAATCAGATGCCGGCATGTTGTTGAGGTAAATGTTGTATGCCGTACTTGACTGACTGGCCATAGCTGCCGACTGCATACCACTAAACCCACTAGACGATGCGCTCATGGCAATATCTGACTCGAATGACCTGGTAGTCAATGCGCCGACTTCGTCCATAGCTTTTGATATTGGTTTCATATTGCCGGTTATGCCGTTCGCCAGGCCTTTGTCCAGGTTCTCGCCAAACCCCTCGAACATTGTTGACGGAGAACGGATGCCAAAGAAGTTTTTGATCTTGTCAACAACACCACCGAAGAAGCCTGATATCTTATTCCATAACCACGTTCCTGCGTCCTTGATTCCGTTCCATAATCCTTTGAGCAGATTGCCGCCGATTTTCGCAAACTCGGATATGCCCTGACCCAATGCGCTGACCATCGACTTGATGATCTGCGGCATTGCCCTGACGATTTCCATGATGATGACCGGAAGATTGGTTATAATCGCTGTTAGCAGCGTAACGCCGGCCTGTATCAAGAGAGGCAGGTTGCTGATCAAAGCGCCTAGTATGCCGTCGATGATCTTGGGCAACGCCCGGACAATTGTTGTTATAATAACGGGCAACGCGCCGATCAGGGCAACGAACAGATCAATGCCAGCCGCGATAATGATAGGCAGACTGCCGATGACGGCATCAATAACGCTGTTTATAATCTTTGGCAGCGCAGAAACGATGGTTTCGATGATTTCCGGTAATGCCTGGACAAGAGATACAAACAAATCTATTCCTGCCTGAACAATCATCGGCAGCAAGTCGAGCAACGCGGTGACAATGCTGTCTAGGATGACAGGTATTTTCTCCATGATGATCGGTATTGAGTCGATTAACCCTTTTGCCAGGCTGGATATTAGGGCAATGGCCGCATCGACAATCATCGGAAGGTTGTCGATAAGCGTTGACACGATAACCATGATCGCTTCAACCGCAGCCGGAATCAGTGTTGGCAACGCACCGGCCAGACCGTTAAGCAGTTCAGAAATCGCCTTTGCGCCGGTCTCCATGAGCTGCGGACCCGATTCAGCCAGCAGTGTTACAATCAATGTCGGCAGTTGCGATAAAACGCTTGTGATCATCGGCATCAGGTTTTGAGCAAACGTGACCACAGAAGTTGCAAGAGTACTCATGGCCGCGGTTGCGTCCTGTCCTGTCGCCATTTGCCCGAGAACGTTTGTCCATGCGCTTTGCATAGCGCCCAATGAACCGGAAAATGTCTGTTCTGATTCTCTGGCAAAGTTGCCAGCGTATTGTGACGTTCTGTCCATGAACATTTTCATGGCAAGCTCTGATTTTTCTGCCTGCGTGGCAGTGTTCCATTCAAAATTGATGCCCTTTTCCAGAGCATAAGCCTGGAGTGATGTGGCGTTCATGGCAACGCCTAGGTTGTCCATCATTGTAAAATTATTTTTTGCGGCACCGGCAATACTTTCCATCGCCATTGACGTGTCCACGCCCATGACGGAGGCAACGTCGGCTGCTCGCTGCATTGCTTGCGATGTCAGGTCGAGTGATTTCTGCTGGTCCATCCCAGACCCTTGAAACAGCGACCCCATTTTGTTCGCGGTAGCCATATAGTCAGACGCAGACAGACCCATATTCTTATAAGCTTCGGTTGCGGAATCTTGAATGTTTTTTGCAAAGTCGCCAAAGACGGCTTCGGTGCCGCCAAGGTTCTGTTCAAGTTCGCCGCCTTCAAAAATCGCTTTACCGACAACCGCACCAATGCCAGCCACAGCAGCAAGCAACCCAACTTTCATAGCAGAGCCCATTTTGCCGCCAGACTTTTTAGCGCCAGGCGTGCCGCCGTTAAGTTCTTTCTCTATATTTGCGCTGATGCCTTTGGCCGATGGCATGATCTGCACATATGCCTGGCCTAGTTCTGTTGCCATCAGGTCACATCCCCTCTATTAGTTTCTTTCGAGCTTTTTCGAAATCCTCGCCGGTTTTATAGACTGTTGCTTTCGTTTCTTTCGGGAACAATAAGCTCATCAGCGACTTTGGCCGGTTGCGCCCCTTTTGTGCGTCTTTGGTCTGCATCCAGACAAGCACGCTCAATCGGTCGATGATTGACGCAAGCAGGATGATCTCTGCCGGTGCTTTTGCCCCAGATAGTTTCATCTTGATTCTTGAGTCATCCCTAAGACCCACAACTAAAGACGCCACCAGCATCGCCGGCAGCGCCTTATAGTTGAGGATGTGATAGGTTTCGGCCAGGTCACAGATCAGCGCGTCCTCGTCCGTCCTGACCATTCCGGCGAGGATTAGGAGTTTTTTAATTTACCGCTCTGGAATATTTCCATTATCTCAGCGCTAATCGCATCAATCGGAACTGTTCCGTCATCCGTTCGGACGTGATCCATCAAACGTTTCTTCTGTTCGTCGCCGAGCAGCATCTTCACCAGCCGAGGCAGCAGAAGTGGATTGGTGTCCACCTCTGCCAAAACCTCGACCAGTTCATAGTTGTTCATCGCCGCATCGGTCACTTCATACTCAAATCCGGATCCTGTTTTACCTTTTAGCATTTAGCCTCCTATCAAGTGGCGGCATACACTTGGACAACTGTCGGAACCGTCGAGAACTTGTATCCATCCAGCGCAATCACAATGGTAACATCGCCCTCAGTCGGGTTGCTGATCGCCAATGTCCAGATCTTGTCCGAACCAGACAACGTGCTTTTGGTTGCTGCGCCGGTGTCTCCGTCGGCAAGCGTAATGTCCGCTGCGGTCAGTCCGACAACTTTCTTGTCGAATGTGATCGTGATGGCGGTTGAGTTAGTTGCCCCAGTAGCGCCGTCGGCCACCGCAGTAAACGTTACTGGGATATTAGGGTTTACAATGTACTCGTAGTGCGTGTTGCCCGAAGAATCGGGAATGGCCGTCACGGTGGTTTCATAACCGACCGCATCAGCATCGCTGTACACGATCTCGCCGACCTCCGTAATCTTGCCACGCGGGATAACAATCCTCTTAAGCAAGCCGCCCTTTAAGATCATGTCGGCAACAATAACGTGCTCTTCGAGTTCGTCCGAATTGGCCGTGATCGTCACGCCGCCCGGATCGTCAATCGTTCCACTGACGTTTGAACTGCCATAGACTTCTTTCAGAACGTCAACATTAGTCGCTTCAATCAGCGTATAGCTAAACGTGTCCGGCTTGTCTGTCTGCGAGACCAGAACCGTATCTCCGCCCCATGCCTTGATCGTTTCCGACTCAGGCGAATTGGAATTGGTCAGTCCGTCCTCGCTGATATAGCCGAGCGGTTTATAAGCCGCGGCTAATGCTGTTTTAGCATCTGTTGGCAAATCGGTCTCAGCCGGTGCCGAATAAATCGCGCCACCGACACCAGGCTTGCCATAGGTTACATTGCTTGTATCTGGCATATTAGCCTCCTTTAATAGTGTTTAATGTCGTACACCGCCTGATAGCGATACCGCTTCGTTGTGGTGTCCGTAAAATTGTAGTCAGAGTTCAGGCTTACCGATGCAATCTTGTCCAAAGAGACAAGGCTGTCAGCGGCGGCCTTTACCTGTTCGTTCAGCGAAGCGGCGGCATACATAGATCCGGCATACGACTGGAACGCGAATGTTGACGAATTGAGTTTGTTTGTTCGTCCGCTTCCGGTTTTCTCAATCAACACAAAACTTTCCGGTGCGGTTTCCGGTTGCTCGAAATAAACATCCACATCCAACGCGGTGTCGAAATGCGTTTTGATTGTTATCTCAATCATCCCCTCACCGCCTTTAAGATTGTGTTGTTCTTCGAGTTGTCACGTTTGGCCTGTGATGTTTCTGCCCATACTTGAGCATTAGCGCGGTTTCTTCCGACCATGATGTCTTGTTCATATCCATCGCCGCACCTTGCCGCTATCTGGCTTGCTTTCTCCTGTAAAACGGCTTGCATCTCTGTTGATTGCATCAACTGTCGGACACCGGCGCGGTTGAGTTTGAATGTCTTACTCATACCGTTCCACCATGACTTTCTTGTTCCACGAAAGAGGGATCAGATCATCAATCCCCTGTGTCGGGATGCCGAACACTCGCCACCGCTCGCCAAAGAACTCAACGATCTGGTTTTCCCAAACGTTCGTGTCACCTTTCGGAATTGCCAGGGTATAAACCGCTTTTCTTCCAGTCAAACTTAACTGATTCACAACGTCATCACTTGAGGTCGGCGCGACCAGAACATTATCGACAGCCTTTGTTGATTCTTTGTAGATCGGCGCACCCATCGGATCCGTACCATCTTGAGTCCTTGTAATCAGCGTGACCGTGATTCCTTTCAGCACGGATCATACCCCCTCAAGCGTTCCGGCAACGTCAAATTGGTCGAGCGTTCCGTAGCGTTGGCGCCTTAAGCCTAATCGAGCCAGTTCAGTGTTCTTGATAAATAACCCACCGCCCGGAACAAGGAATGTCGCTGTCTGCGAATACCCAAGTGCAGACTCGGTTGACTGGATCGCCGGTTCGCCGTTTGTCGATGTCATCAGCGTTCTTGCGATAACATCAACCACAACAGACTTCAGCACGTTCGCGAATGACGGAACAAGCGCCAGCTCGTCCAGGTCTTTTCCGACACGCTGTGCTTCAACCCTCAAGCTGTCCGACACGATAGGCAGGAGAGCCTCTGCTCTGCTTTCTTCGGCATCTGTTAATGCGCGCCAAAGCGCCTCAACGTCGGTTGTAGTTGCAAAGTCAGCCATATTTGCTCACCGCCTTTTAATGAAATGAGGAGGCCGCTTTCGCGACCCCCTCGGACAGATGATTATTAGGTGGCTGTGCCAATTTCGGCAGCGGCAACAACGTTGATTCCACCCTTGACAACCTTGCCAGCAGTGGTGATCTCAACGACAGCGATTGTCTCGCCTTCCTCAACCGGTACTTCGTCGGCTTCGGTGTAAGCGAACCAGCCGTCAACCTCATCTGCGAGAACGGTGTTCAGACGAGGAATTGTGCCGTTTCTCTTGAGCAGGTAGGTGTTACCAGCCCCAGCGACTTCAGTGATGGCAACCTTAGTTGTTCCGGCTGATACGGTGGCCCCGCCGGTCAGCGTCAGCGTTAATGTGCCAGCAGACGGTTCCTGAATAACTCTGGCAAAGCTGTTAGCGTCCAGGATGCCCCAGCCAAGATAGACTTCAGCACGGATATAAACCTGGTTGTAGTTCTTCAGGTCACAGCCGGCGCCGTCAGGATCGCCATAGCGGATAACTTCGAGCGGAATATGCTTGGCATAGCCCCAGTGGAACATATTGGCAAAGTCGCCAATATACGCAAAGTTGACATCGTCGCACATTTCCTTAACGGTTTTGTTGATGTCAAAAGGCATACCGTTCAGGCTGTCAGGCGTGCCGCCCCATGCCAGTTGCGGATACAGTTTCGGACCGCCGACACCATTGGTCAGGGCCGCCAGAGCGCCGCTGAACGCAGGATCAACGATAATGCCGGACACGTCGCCGCCAGCCGCACGGATCGCCGAAACGGCGGACTCGATGTTGCCCTCGGGATCAGCGCTGTTATAGGCGACTGTTGATGCCGCTGCATAGTCGAAGTGATTGTTACCAATAACGATGGATGCTGTTCCAGCTCTCGGATTAACGCCGTGGAACGCCATCAGATCAAGGCCGCGAGCGACCTTTTTAGCAAAGCCGTCATTGAAAGCTTTCAGGATATTGATGCGTTCTTCTTCAGTTGAATACATAAACTCGTCTGAAACGCGAGCACCGTATTCCACCTTGATCGGAACGATTGTGACAGGTGCAATTGTGACGCCACCATGCACTTTCGCGCCGGCTTCAGCAACAACGGAAACGTCGGAATCCATCGTGAAGGTGAATTCGCGGTTGCCGTTGAAAGCCAGCGGTGTTTGCTTGGCGAGTCTGGCCAGTGAGCTGCGCCCCTGGACTTTGTTGATCAGGTCTGATACCAGTGTCGGTTCAAAAAGTGTGCCTCTTACGAGGTCATTGTCGGGCATTGCCATAGTTTTATTCTCCTTTTAATCCACTTAATAGTTTTTTGTACTCTGCGTCTTTTCCCTCAACTTGCGGCTCAGTTGATTTGAGCGGAGGTGTTTGCTTGCCGGCGGAAACAAGTTTTGATAGCGATTCAGCGTCTGATCTCAGTTCCTTTTCATCGTTGCCGGTCAGTCTGCCAGAAAGCTCATACGGTATGCCCAGTTCGTGAGCAACACGAGCTTTCAGGCTCGCCAGTTCGTATGTGCTGATTTTTCCGGTCAGTTCGGCAACTGTTTTGTCGTACTCCGATGTCTTTTTTGTCGATTCCTCAAGACTTGTTTTCAGCTCGCCTAGTTGTTTTTCATAGGTCGTGTTCCGCTCTTTGAGTTCGTCATAGTCCGCATACTTCTTGGAAAGTGTTTCTCTTTCACGTTTGATGCGGTCTGTGATCGCTCGGTCGAATTCCTCTTGTGTCGTGATAGGTGTAAAATCTGCCATAATTTCCTCCCCGATTACCACTCGGTATGCGTAATGTGTGTATTAAAAAAGCGGCCTGAGCCGCTTAATACCTTTACATAATTGCTAATTGTTCTGGTGGTTCAAAGAGTGCTTCTTCTAACCTTGGCTGAGCCATAAAGTCCTCTAACCGTCGCTTGCTTGCCTTGTAGTAGTCAGTGTCTAACTCAAACCCAACCGCATCAAAACCCATGTCGTGACAGGCAATCAGAGAAGATGCTGAACCCACATGAGTATCGAGTATCTTGTCACCCTGTTTTGCGTAATTGGTTAAGAGCCATTTGTAGAGGGCAACTGGCTTTTGTGTTGGGTGGTAATCGTGCTTTTCTAACCAAGCAGAAAGTTTGAATATTTCAAGATTGACATTAAAACTCGTGTATGCTAATTCTGCTTTAGCAAATGTGAAGTTTGGAGGAAAGTTTTTATCCCAAACTATCCATCCTCTGGAATGGCGCAAATGCTCAACAAAGTAATTTCCTCCCCATATTATTTGATTTTTTGAAATCCTAAAAAGTTCTTCAAAATATTTTTTGCTTGGTACAAAATCAAACTTGGCAAGCCCTTTAGCAACATTTAATCTACGCCCCTTTTCACCACCATTTACTATTAAGTCTTTAATCCCATACGGCGGATCGACAATCGCCAAATCAAAGTGCTTGTCCGGATAACGTGCCATGCCTACCATGCAGTCTTCGTTGAAATATTCGATCAACTAATCACCTCCCTAATACCTGATCTTTTGTCTGACAGGAGGCTTTGCCTCCGCACAGACCCAATGTGCTAATATAATGCTGTCCATCAGCGAAATGTCGTAATCCTCAAGTTGCGAACGATAACCAAAACCACCGTTCGACCCGATAGGCCGCTTGTCGCAGTTCGTAACCACTTGCTCAAGTGACGGTTGTCCGGCATGACACAATGATTCCTTGAATACCGCTTGCTCAAATAACGAATTGGCAACAATCACCTCCTTGACGGTCGGCAGGATCGGTGGCTTCAATCTGGCATCTTTCATTTCGGCGGCGAGAATGTTTTGTCCGCTTGCGCCGTCAATCGCAACCGCTTGAATATCTGCGCTTGCCAGAAATCCAAGAATCCATGCGTTTCCGTTTCGCACTGACTGGCAATCAATGACTTCGACAAATACTTTGCCGTCTTTAGTCTTGACTGCGATGCTCATTGATACGTTGGTGCCGTCGTTACCGTATTTAACGCCGACAAACAGTTTGCCAGTCACATCAGGCTTGGATCGCAACACCCCCCATTCAGTAGCGCTGACGGCGGATTTCTGATTGTATTTCAGCCAAAGCCCTAATCTCTGAATATTAAAATCAATCTTGTCCGAACCGATCTCGTCCATGATTGAGCGTTCGGTGAAGATTGTTCCCAATGATGGATTGCATTGATACCACAATTCACGGTCGTTCGGGTCTGATTCATCCTCGACAGACCATTCTGCCCAGCCGCTATTTTCCGTTTCGCCAAACATGGTTGACTTGCGCAACGCTTGGAACACCGTTCCGCTCGAGATGGGCGTCGGCGGCGTACCGCAGAATATCGTCTGCGGGTTTCGGCTGTCAGTGACAACGTACTTGAGCGCCGACTCCTGATCCGATGTGTACTCTTGCGCCTCATCAATGACCAGCAGGTCAAAGCCCTCGCCAAGACCGCTTGTCGATGTTCTTGTCCTAAACTCAACCCTGCCGCCGTTTTCTAGTTCGATCTGCTCTCTGCCGGATGCCCGCAATGACTTGTAGTCAATCTTGGCCTGATCAAATAGCTTGCACAATCTTTCCCATGCCGTGTGACTTGTGGTGGTTCTGTGCGCGGTGTGAAGCACCCTCAGGCCGTTATCAAGCGCCGACATCTCCACAATGGCAACGACTTCGTTCTTGCCGTTTCTGCGAGGCAGCGAATAGCCAAACTTGGTATGCACCCACAACCCGTCTTTGTTTCTCGCCATGATTTGTTCGAGAAGCGACTCTTGCCATTCCTGGATGATTCGGCCTGTTTTCTGGTACAGTTCGACCGCTTGCTGATAATCGCTTGTCGCATATGGCAAAAAGACCGATTGTGTAGGAGTCTGGTTGCCTATTTGCATGCCGTCACCTCATTGTGTTATCTCCATTTCTTCGTCCAGACGTCTTGTTTTTTACTGTCGTCAGGATTGTATTCAACCGTGCAACGGCAGCGCTCATGTCGCCTGTAAACATCCTCCGGTACGTTGGGATATGTGTATGTTCCTGCCACCTCCCTGCACCATTCGCAAGCGCGTGCCTCCGGCGTGCGGACTATCGTTGGTTTTAATCCTGCTTTGCTGTGAAACTCTGCGTTTGCCTTAATAGTGTCGTCTACAATAGATTGACTGAAGTTGACAACAGGCTCGTCTAATATCCACGCAATTTTCTCAAACTCAACTTCGCTAGACACGCGATCAACCAGACCTTTGATCCTGTCTTGATTCATTTTGATCTTGATGCCCTTGATTCCGATATTGGCTGCTGTGTTGAGCTGTGTTTGAATCTCAGCCGATGCGGTCGCTATGAGTTCGTGATTATTTCCAAGCGTCTGGTTAAGTATCCGGTCAGCAATATTAAAATACATCCGGCCATCCGGCAAAGATTCAGGCGTTATGTGTTTACGAAACGACCGAGCCAGAATCGACCCGACTTCCTGCGCGTAATCATTGGCGTCTATGTGTGTTGCAGTGCCAGAATCTATTGCTTTCTTAACCGCTGAAACAATGCTGCTTTTTGACATCCCAGCGTTAAACTCTTTTTGTATCTTGTCCAGCAGTTCGGGAACAATATCAGCAGCCATTATTCTGCACCTTTAATGCCTGTCAAGTCGCGAAGTGAATCACCATCAAAATATCCAGGAATCGCTTGATTGATTTTGATCGCACCATCGCCAACCAGAGACATGGTTGATGCGTCAGGCTCGAAGATCGGCTCCCATTTAGGCGTGGTTAGATATAACTGACTGCGCTGGTATGGAAAACCATCACGCAGACAGGCAGCCAGATAACCGACATTGAGAAAACCAGATCCGAAAGTGCGCTGTGCTTTTCTCGCGGCAACTCTCAACGTTTCATGGCTGGCCTTGATCGCTTCAGCAGACGATGGGTTGTCGGAAACAAAGCCGAGATCATCCAATGTCAGTCCTGTCTCGCCGGCGAATCCTGCTGCGGCTGTCCGCAACTGTTCGGTAAACGGACTCATGGACGGTGTTGTAAACTGCCCCAACTTCGGAGCGTCGCCATCAGAGTCTTTTGAAAACTGGAGCATTGATGAAATTGTTGCTTTCCATGTCTCCATCGGTTCAGCGTCCTGCGAAAGACCAACCACCCATTTTTGAGGGAACGAATAAAACTCGGCAGTTATGTCCGCTCTCTCTAACGTGCGTTTTGCGTATTTCTGCCAATAAGTAACCGCTCTGGTTATTCTCGACCGACCAAACGGACGAATTGCGTCAGGTCGATGGATGATCGGAACCAGTAACGGATACGGCACTTCATGTTCCACGGCAGTCACATCACCGCCAACATAATCAATCCTGTTCGGCGTAAAGTAAGCCTCAAGATCAGGATTGCCGTTATCGTCACGATGCAGAACAGCATATCCCTCAGACAGCAGACCGGTGATTGGATCAATTATGCCGGTCGCTTCGGATCCGTCAATGACCTGAAGTCTTGGCACAGGATCGTCACCAGGCGAAATGTACACGAACGAACACGAAGCGATCAGAGCTGTCAGGACGGCGCTGTCAAAGAATGTGTCCGGATTGTTCATCTGGAAGATCTCGTTCAGATTGAAGTTGTCGTTTGCAAACTCGCGGAACACTAAGCGATCCGCAAGTGCGTCAACGGCTTTCGCTGACCAGCCTAAAACCGCCTTATATCGAGCGCGCAGTTCAGGCGGAATCGTCAGGCCCAGATCATAATCTTGATATTTCATGTCGTACTGCTTGTATCTGTACAGCACACGACGCCGGCGTTCATCCAGCTTATTCCGTAGGTAATCAATACCTTTTAGTGACTCCATGGTGGCTCCTTTCGCGTTTCATGAGAAAATGTGTACA